CAATGTTTCGTCAAATCAAACTGTGGTTGTCGGCGAGGGTGGAACTGGAGGTCGTGGAGGCGGATTAACTTTTGGCGCCGATCACGGTCGTAATGGTACTAGTTCTATCTTCGGATCCTTCATTTCTGCTCAGGGCGGTCAAGGCTCTGGAACCGCTGGTGGAGGCGGTCCAGCAATACCTGGACAAAACATGGTCACTACCGGCGGAAATGGAGGTAATGGTGGCTGGGGAGGAATTTCTGGCGGCGGCGGAGGTGGCGGAGGAGCTAGAGGTATAGACGATACTGCTGGTAGTAATGGATCTTTCGGTGGTCGTGGAGGCGGAAACGGCTGGCAAAACTATGCTCGTACTGGCGAAGGCGGTATGGGTGTTCCTGGGAGTAATGGTTGGGGCGGAGGAGCTCATGAATCAGAACTAGATAATATTACGTATTACGGGTGGTCATCCGGAGCTGGTGGGGGCGGAACAGGTCAGGCTGGTATTAATTTTCTTAATAACGGCGGAGCCGGAGGCGGCGGTGGCGGCGGAGGAGCAGGATTAGGTGCTTCTGGAGGAGCTGGCGGTCGCGGCGGAGATGGTCAAATCGGCGCTAATATAGAAGCAGGAGGTCACGCAGCTGGTTACGGAGCCGGCGGCGGTGGTGGTGGAGGCGGCGGGCGAACTAATGGTGCTGCTGGAGGAAATGGATCTCATGGTCTTGTCGTTGTGGCATGGAATTTAGCTGTGATTAACATATAGGAGGATGGAAGTATGTTTGTTCCTTTAACCTGGCTTATAAGAAACTATCTTGGTCTAACAAATGATATGGGCGGAACGGCAACATCTGGAACACAAACAGCAAAACTAAATACAATAATAACCAATGTAACCGGAGCAATTGGTAATCTAGGTGGATCCAGAGTGCAAGTATTCGATACTCCAGGTACTCATACTTTTCCTCGCCCACCGGGAGTAAACGCTGTTAACGTTATCGTCGTTGGCGGTGGCGGTGGAGGCGGCGGCGGTGGTGGTGGTGGGGGTGCCGCTAGCGGCTCTTCATTTTCCGATGTATCGACGGTGAGAGGATCTAGTGGAGGCGGTGGAGGTTCCGGAGGAGGAGGTGGGGCCGGCGGTTCAATTCGACAGGGGAGCATGTCGATTTCCTCCAACATTACGGTAGTTGTTGGGGGTGGAGGCGCTGGTGGCGGAGGAGGTAACCAAGGAAACGGAGGAGCATCTGCTGTAAACCAAACAGGCTCCAATCTAATAGGAAATGCCGGATCCGCTGGTGGAAATGCTTTTTCTGGTGATGGCGGAGGATCATCATCTTTCGGATCATTTGTTGCTGGTGGTGGAGCTGCTGGTGGTAATGGGTTTGGAGGAGGAGGAGGAGGCCCAAATGCGCTAGTTAATACCGGCGGGGCTGGAGGAGCTGCTGGTAGTGGCGCACACGGTCTTTCAGGGGGAAACTCAGGCGCCGGAGGCGCTGGTGGAGGCGGAGGCGCTGGTGGTGGTCCAGCCCCGCCAATGGAAAGTTTACCTGCTTGGCGCAGTCATGGCTTTGCTGGAGGTAATGGGGGTCAAAGCGGAGCTGGAAGTTTTATTTTTAATAACGAGATATTAGCTAGCGGAAGCCCTAATGGAGAAAACGGGGTTCCCGCCGCCTCCGGTGGCGCTGGCGCTGCTCCAGGCGGTGCTGGAGGACATGCGAGTGGTATTTATGGGTTATTGGGAAACTCTTTGTTACATCTTGGAGTCGCCAACAATAATGCTGGCGGTATAGGTGGAGGCGGAGGATCGGATAGGGGATCCGCTGGTGGCGGAGGCGGATCTGGAGCCGGAGGCGGAGGCGGATCTGGGTTTATGGGATTAGGTGGCTGGGGCGGAGTTGGTGCTGCTGGAGCAATTGGGGCTACTGCCACTGGTAATGTTGGTAATCAGGGCACTACTGGTATTACTGGAAACAATGGTAATATTGGAAATAATGGCGGCTCTCCAGACGCAGTCGGATATGGATCCGGAGGTGGGGGCGGTTCCGGTGGAGCAGGTGGGGGTGCTGGTACAAGTGGAACCACATATTTTACCAGTGGAGCTGGTGGAAATGGAGGCGCTGGTGGAAATGGCGCTTCGGGTCGCCCCGGAATAGTCATTGTCTGGTGGTAAAGGAGAGATATTATGAAAATCGTAGAAGTCATAAACGGCGTCGTAACGTCAATGCCTACATTTTGGAAAACGGCTAAGGATATTCCAAAAGGAATCCCGCCGATATATTTTGAAGCGCCGCAAGAAGTTGAAGAGGGGTGGATATTTGATGGTAAAACCTTCTCAAAACCTGACAATTTCATCAATGGAGTAGTCATGGCCCCACACAAACCAACCGAAATGACGCTTGAGCAGGCCACGAGTCTAATAGTGGCTGCTGAGATATTAGAGCTCGAAATACCACCTGGGAAGAGAAACGAAGCGATTGCGGTAATTGCTAAAGTTGCTGGTATACCCATAGAAACGCCATCTACAGACGGGATAGAGTAAAGACAAAAGGACGTGGTTATTATGCAAGAAATTGTAATGTCAATAATTGCGGTTATTACCTCTAGTGGCTTTCTTGCCTGGTTGTATAAGTTGGCAGAAAAAAAAGATGTTTCGAAAAAAATGCTCAAGGGCTTGGCCCATGATAGAATAATGTATTTATGCATGCTATATATTAGTCGAGAGAAGATAACGAAAGAAGAATACGAAAATCTTTATAATTATTTATATAAACCGTATGTTGGGATTGGTGGGAACGGGACAGTTATCACTCGTTTGATGAAAGATGTCGAAGCTTTACCTATCATAGGTGATATATATTCTGAAAGGACTGAGTCCGATGGATGAAACACTGAGTTGGGCTTATCTGGCTACGTACGGAGGAGCCATAATGATGGTATCACTCCTTGTACAATTCACAAAAGGTATCAAATTTGTAGAAAAAATACCAACCCAGTTATGGAGTTATATTATGGCTTTGTTGGTGATAGTCCCTGCGCGTGCTTTTACGGCCGGGTTGATTTTAGATGCCGACAATATTGGCCTGTTATTATATAATGGCGTAATCGTTAGTTTAGGCTCGAATGGAGGATTCCATTTCGCTCAAAAAGTTGGCGGTAAGATAAAAGATGGAAAATTATTAATCGATACATCGGACCCAAATAAAGAAATTTACAAGATTGATGTTGGGTCTATTGACGAGCTTTGTAACAAAAAAACTATAACTTTATCTGTGGAGCCCGGACAAGACCTCTCGCATCAATAACTTATCATATAGTAGAAGGAATATATATGAAAAGGAGAAGGCATTATGAAACTCACCAAAAACGAAAAGCGAACGGAATTGGAAAGGTTGATTGACGAAAAACTCGAGATATTTGCGGAGGATTCGAAAGAAATCGACGATATTCGCGAAGTAATAGAGCTGATGGAAAGGCGAGAGAAACTTAAAGAAAAGAAGTTTCCTGTGAGCCCAGACACAGTGGCTATTGTTGTTGGGAATTTGTTGGGAATCGGATTGATCCTCGGATACGAGAGAGCGGGCATCATAACAACTAAAGCATTAGGATTTGTACTTCGTGGGCGTGTGTAACAACACGCCTTCTTATTTTTGCGAGAAGGGAGGTCTACGATCATGTTCGAAGTTATATTTTCCACCTTAGCCGCAATCGTTACGATATTTATCGCGGGTCTCCTTATCCGCAAACAAAATAGATGTCAAGAAATGAGAGAAGAACTTGAAAAACAAGTTTCTGATGGGATGGAATCCATCGTTTTACAAGTTGCTGTACTTACTAATGAAGAGCCAGCGGAGCATAATTTAACATATTTAGAAAATCGTATGGAAAAACTAAATGCGTGTCTTCGTTTAGCGCATAATCATAACTATGGAAAACCGGATAAAAGGAGGAAAGATAATGCAAAACGTAAAAAATACGCTGCAAATGACTAGCCTTCTTTTCGGGATGGTGCTACTATTTTCTTATATAGGATGGCATCTTGGTTATGAAGGATTTATTATTGTAGGACATATTGAGATGCCTTATATTGTTGAATTCTGCATGCGATTCGCATTGTTATCTATAAGTTTCACTTTATCTGTTGGTTTTATACTTCGAGAATATACTTGGAATGTTCTACGATATTCTATACCTTTGGTATGTGCTGATGCAGTCAGAGAATTGATATTTCCAGGAATGCCCAATATAATAACATCTGGTATTTTACCAATAATAGTTCTTATGATGGTAGCTATTCCAAGAAAATCGATAAAAAGGACATTTTTAAGTATATTACTTGTTGAATCTGTTGTCTTAATACATCAAATAATGGTTAGTCAGTTCACACAAACACCTCTTACAAATGACGTCCCAGTATACACAATACTGAGACTATCCATAGATGCTATTTTACTTATGGCGTTATTCTATTCGCTAGGAGGTGTGAATCGTGAGCTGGAGCAAATGGTTTTTCCCGGACGAACAAGAGATAGACAGTCTAGGAATGAAAGCAATAAAACTGACACGCAGGCTACGGACGATGTTCCGTTAGACGGTTTTGAGAAGTGGGTGATGAGGTCGGTCATAGGAGTCATTCAGATAACCCAATGGACATTTATTCTATGGATTTGTAGTCTAGATAATTTATTTCTAGATGGGCTTGTTATGACGACCTCATTCATTTGTCATGGCATGATTATTAATATGCGTCAACATCTAAAACCGATTATAATATGCACTTTGGCAGCGACTGCAATGTTTTATTTCGCTGCTAGATTTACCATGTCATTTCAATATTCACAATTCTTTCCTATATTTATTGGCCTAATATTAGTTTATACAATATATCGCATATCTTATCAATTTGAAAAAGCTGCTAAGAAAAAGTCAAAAGAAGACTTAAAAAGGATAGAGCTTCTCGAGAAAGAAATGGAAGAAGCTTGGGGACACATAGATCGTTTAGCATAAAAAGACTCTCATATTCGTTAATCTAGCCATTACACCATCGCATATAGTAATGGAAATATTACACAGAAAGGGGGATTGGTAATCAGTGGGAAGGTCTATTCCGCTGATCCAAGAGCACTATAGGCCAAATACGTCGAAGGGAGTGACGAATAGATTCGGAAATAGTCCTGTGAGGACAGCTAAAGGAGGAGTAATAATGCAGCAAGAAGGATATGGAAGATCAGTACCTAGAGTAGCCATTATGGGAGCTCCGGTCTATCATCCACAACACGGGTGGGTTTATATTGATGATTCGCCGCCGCCTCCAGCATCTGGAATGACATCGGAGCGTCCAGGGGAAGCAGATAGTAAAGGTCCGCCAACCGCGCCACTATTAGTGGTTCGATCGAAAGACGAAGCAGTGACAAACTATCTTCCCGATACCACTGGAAGGACGCAAATTTTTATTCAGAAAGAAGAAGATGGAGAAGTCGACTATATTTATTGTAGACAATTCAATTTAAGGACGGCTCTCGTTGATTTTGAAACTTATAAACGAGTTACTGGTGATGAAACAGAATCTGCTCCCGTTGCACCTATCGCTCAACCATTAGCCCCAGCAATACCTGAGGGCTTCTTGGATATTCTCCTCTCGGCAGCCGACAATTTTAACGCCAAGTTAGATAGCATCAATGATGGTATTAAGGCGATGAAGTCTGTTGATCCAAAAGAAATGGCAAACATTTCAAAAACAATGTCGGAAGTCCTCAAAGGAATGAAGGAGTTGAAGAAGGATGTTTAATCTCGACGCGATAGCCAAGCTTCTAATTACTCAATTCATGGGTAATACTGGAATTCTGGATAAAGTTCTACAAATGGGACAATCTGGAGGAGGTCCAGAAGCTATTATGAACTTCCTCGAGCAGCAAAAGCCAGAAGTAGCAAAACACGAAATATGGCAACACCTAAAAGGAATGTCACCTCAAGAAATCGAGTCATATGCTGGAAATCTTGTAAAATCCTTCGGATTAGGTGGTAAAGTCTAAAATATTAAAATAAGAAAAGAGGTATATACATGTTTGCAGATATCGGTGGAGTACCAGCAGTCGTTACTAAACACGAAGGTGACCATCACGATCGTAGTTTCGGTTGGGGTTGGATCTTTGCTCTTGTTATAATTTTCCTTGCGTTAGTCTTCTTATGGGGTCGCAATGATCACCGTAAAGACGGTACGGATATTGCCGCAACTATTGCACCTTTGGCCGCCGCTAAAATGATGGAAGGTCATGGCGGACATGGCCGCGGTGGCTACGGATGGGATATGAACGAATCTCACCGTGAGCATTGGGATATTCTTCGCGACCAAAACCGCGAAAACAGTCAATTGCGATTTGACGTTTCTGAAAATAGATGGATCCTCACTCGCGAAATGGATCAGAATCAGTTCCGCACAATGGAACAGATTTCTATGGTCAAAGCTGAAGTCGCTGCCTCCGAAAGGCGCGTTCTTGAGAAAATCGAGCAGGATAGGTACGATCGCGTAAAAGATGAGCGCGATTTGTATCGCTATGAAGCAGTAAATTTAAGATTCCACAGTAGGCCCGTAGGTTGGGGCACAACCCCAGTCTGTGATCCTGTTGGATACGCAATCTAATTATTATTCTCGGTATTGATTTACGCGTCCGGGGCGTAAGTTAATCAACCCGTCAGGGTTGTGCCGAACACGTGGTCCGGAATAGCTAGCTGCCAAATGTTTGGCGCTTCTCCTGACGGTATATATTATAAAAAACCAAAAGGAGATGTTATTATGTACGAAAATCACACTCATTATCCAGGTCTCGTAAGAAGAGATCATTGCCACGCTAAATGCCACAGTGAATTCAACTTTTACAGATTCCCGAAACCCGAACCAAAAAGAATGCGTCGTTTAGACGTCACTCAGATCGAGATTCATGTCGATAAGTTCGTTGGCGAAAGCTGCTTCGACCGTGGCCCTTGCTGTGAGCCGATTCCCGTTGGCGTGACTGAAAGTATTCAGTCTTTAATTCTCAAGGCAGCAACCGAGTGCTTGGAGCCATGCACTTATTACACTCTGGACATCAATCACCCTCTGCCTGACGGAATCTTTGCAGATCCCACATTCATTCAGGTTGAGAAATGTGGTCTTTTCAGGGAACCTGTTAAACTTGTACGGACGGAGACTATATTCCCTCTTGGCGAATTTGAAGGAAAATGTGGTATTCCCGCAGATCCTGCATTCCCAAATCAGGAATTTGTATCTCTTCACGAAGAAGGCGAAAGAATCGAACATGCTGAAGGTCCTCTGGTTCTTCCGAGGAGATTCCGCAAGAATGAAGAAACTCGCTTGATTCCTGTTGAACTTGATCTCCATGGCAACACTGCATTTGGCGACAACTATGTCAAAGGTATCGGCCCGCATCCGAAGACTCTGGTTCTCTTCTATACGAACCGTGGAACTTTCTCGCTGTGCCGCAATTTTAGACGTAAAACCGATTTCTAATTAACTTCATTAACAAGGGGAGGCACTGCTATATTTGCGGTGCCTTTTCTTACTTTAAGGAGGATATATCGAATGGAAAAAATGGAAAAATTCCTATGCGATACTATCGAACACGCCGAACATGTCATGTCTCAGAAACCCGTTGCTAAAATGTCTCATATGGAGAAAGATTATATTCGGGAATGTTGTGATCTGGCTTTAAAAGTTATGGCAGTACTCGCCGGCAAGAAGGCTTACGATAAACACATGCCAATGAACGATGGCGGAAATCCATACCCTACAAATATGCTATAAGGGGGATTAAAAGATGAGAGATTTATCCGTCATTCAACCTCTATTGCAGAAAACTTTGAATTTCATGGATGCTGTAGCTCATTGGGACCGCAAAGCGGCTAAAAGAGCTCATATCGTCGGACTTCAAGGAGAAAAGCGTAGATTGCGATATTTATCTCGCGAAGCAACTAACATAGTTACTTGGACTGAGCATAAAGCGTTTGATGTTCTTAAACTTGATATTTGCCCGCAAATGGGCACGGTCGATATTTCAGCGCTGGTATGTCCAATGTCAACTATGAACGGAATTATCGAAAAACTTTGGACAATGTATCATGAGATTCATAAAATTGCTAATGATATGGTAGTTGCAGGATACAGAAGCTTTGCAAAACCTCTATATGATTATGTCGAGGTGTTATTTTGCATTCTTGGTGAACTACAGCGTAATCAATCTGAATACGAGAAAGCAGAATACGAATACCATCATATTTCTCGTTATCAAGTTACATGGTATAATATCCATGATGAATACGAAGCTAAAGAAGAATCTCAAGGATACAAAGACGGCTAAGTATGGGCGAATGCTCGTTCGAAAACAAATACTGTCTGTGTCAATACTGCGGCCATTGTTTGGAGAAAATGTGTGATGACTGCATAATTGCTGGACGCCCACAATGGACGAAAGTGTTGTGTGGACAATTTAATGGACAGGATCCACATGAGCAAGAAAAGAAAGATATTCTTAAATAACGCCCCTCCAAGGGGAAGGGCTCATTTAGACTTCCCCTTTATTTCTCGCGCCGATAACATACTATCCTAAATTTTTCTCGCATCAAAAACATATGGTATAATGGAGATCATATTTTGAAAGGGGAATTGTTATGGTAAAAATTACAGACATGATCATAAGTAGTATTCTAAAAAAAGGAGTAGTTAATGAGGCTAGAAATGTAAAGCTGGAATTAGATATTCCTAATATGGAAGGAAAACTGACGATCACGATCGAACACATGACAACGAGATTCGAAAAGAATGAGGAGAGAGCTTAGGCTCTTTTCTTTTCGCGAACTTTACATAGCTTATAATAGAGCTAAAAATTTAAGGAGGGATTTGTTATGAAAACAAAACTATCGGATGTTTTATGGCTGGGTACGATATTAGGATTCGCTTATATAAGTGGATATCTAAATGGTCAAAGCAAAGAACAAATGAAATGGTTGGAAGAAATTTATACGAGAGGAACTCTGAAAAGAGTTAAGGTTGAAGAGACGGAGGCATAACCTCTTGTCTTTTGTTTTTATAAAAATCTTGAAAGGGGATTATTATGGAAATTCATGAAATTCACAACGAAGTAGGAAATCTTCTCAACAGTATCGAATTAGCGGATATTCGAAATCGAGAAGAACACGGAGCTAATTGCTCAGTATCAACAATCGCTATAGGCGAAATACGACAGTTGATGGAGTTGTTACTGAAGAAAGAGCTTGATGAGGGGGCTGCTTATGAACAACAAATAGCTTCTACTAAAGGTATAATGAATGTCACTCGGAGATCTCTTGGGTTAGATCCAATAATATCAGATTTTAGTAGCTCGCTAAATAACAACCAAGCAATATTGCATAACTGGGCGCTAGATATTGTGGAGCTTAAAATATCCGGGCGATTCGACGAGACGTATATTCAAGCACTAATCAATGCCGGCCCTCATTTTGCCGGGGAGGTTCGATTAATTGCCGATGAGATCTATCTTAAAAGAGCTTATCAATTTTCAGTCGGATCAAAAGTTCTTGTATCTATCTCACGCCTATACGAGGAATTAGAAAATCAACTCGCAACGGTAATCGAAGTTATTTCCAGAACTCCAAAACAAATGTTCAAAGTCAAATTTGATGACGAGCGGCTACAAACGAGATATGGATGGAATAGCTGGGATATAAAATATTTAAAGGAGGTACCGAGATGAAATTAGTAATCGCACTTGAATCTGGTTTTGGTAGTGTTGATGATTTTTATAAATCACTCGAGCAGCACTCACATATCTTCGACGACAGACCTATGAATTACCAGATAATATCAGCTCCTAGTTTAATGTCGGAAGAAATTGGGATGAGCATTTGCATAAATCCAGGCCCAATCGATCAGACATATCTTCATAATTTAACGAGAGCTCTTATCCACTCATTCGCTGAGGTTTCTGACGGATATAGAAATAGAGGTGGACTATTATGAGCGTGAAGGACATCATCAAAAATTCACACAGAGTGATTCAGAAAAACAGCCCAGCTATCCTTACAGGCGTAGCCGTTGCGGGACTTATCAGTACTGCGATATTTGCTGTGAGAGCTACTCCGAAGGCATTATCGATCATCGACCAAGAATTATGGGATAGAATGGGGAATGATATGTATGGTGAGAATGGAACTGAATTGTACGAACGAATCCGAATGCTCTCAACGAGAGATATTATTAGACTCACTTGGAGATGTTATATCCCAGCTGGAATTACTGGGTTGGTGGGTATCGGATGTATTATCGGCGCTAGCCAGATCTCTCAGAAACGATATGCAGCCTTGGCAGGAGTTTATGGAATCACTGAGGCAGCATTCAAGGAGTATAGAGATAAAGTCACAGAGACGATTGGAAAGGGAAAGGAACTCAAAGTACGTGATGCGATATCCGCCGATCGTATCCAGAAGAATCCACCGACCACAAGCGAGGTAATATTTACTGGAAAGGGTGATGTTTTATGCCACGACAGTTTTTCGGGACGATATTTTTGGAGCGATATTGAGCAGATTAGACGTGTCATAAATGAAGCCAATCATGAGCTATTAAGAGACGATTTCTTAACTCTCAATGATTTATATTATGAGTTAAGACTTTCACCAATCCCTAAGGGATCCGAAATGGGATGGTCTCTTGATGACGGTCTTATCGATGTGAGCTTCTCCTCGCAACTTACGGAAGCTGGAAAGCCATGTCTTGTTCTGGATTATGTCGTAACTCCTAAAAGCTGGACAAGGGGGGATTTCTCGCCGCGTTAGTCATTATTAAAATATTTAAGGAGTGACATTAAGTGAATCTTGCGATATTCTTAGCCTTTTTATCCATTTTTGGAGTTTTGACTTTGTTATATATTAATATATGGGGATTGCTCAGAATCAATAAATCACAAAAGGAAAATGAAAAAATGGGACCCATCCATAATGATGTACTGGCTCAATTGGAGATGAAGTACCGCGACCCATCAGCGAGCGGTCAAGCCGAAATGGGATATGTATATTCTGGTGAGGAAATAGTAGGCATTACTAAGGGAGGAAAAATAAATGGAACCAAAATTTAGAATATTGATTGAGGGCTCCAGTAAAGACAAAGTTCTTGAAACGTTAGAAGTTGTAAAACACCGACTCTTATCCATAGATGACGATGAGGATTTTTCTGAATGGGGAAGAGATAATGGCGATACATGGCTGGTAACCAATCATCTAAATGTAAAACTAAAGGAGTGATATTTATGATCATAGAACCAATTATACTTCTTATTGGTGGGATACTAGGTATAATGTTATCTGTTAGCGTGCTTGTTATATGTAAAACATTCAAATAAGGAGGAAATACTATGCGTGTTTTTTCAACCAACCCAATCAGTTATATATGCTTCGAAATTGGAAAATTCTACGAACATACAACCGGAGATGTTATAGCTATAATTGGAGAAGTAAATACTACTCGATTAGGACCTATGTTCGTAGCCGAAACAGCATATGGTAAATTAATTCCAGTTGGTAAAACTGAGCAGGATGCTGCGAATTATCATGAAATAACGAAAGAGAAATGGAGGAAAAAAATATGGTCATAGAACCAATAGTTATATTTGTGTTTGGGATGCTTACTGGCGCCATAATAACAGGAGTGCTCTGGTGTGGTATTTACTACGTCGATTATCAGATAAGAAAGCGCCGAAATAAAGGGATGCATCCGTGTACGTACGAAAGCTATCAACAATATAAAAGAAAACATAGAAAGGAGGAAAAACACGATGATAATCAAATTTGATACTTGTAGCGATTGCCATCATAATCAAGTTTGTGGACACAAAGGAGCTGCTAAAACTATTGAGAAAGAGCTAGGCGCTTTAATACCGGATGATTTAAAAAGTATCTTTAAGGTCGATCTGGTATGTTATCATTCGTCAATTAAAAAGCATGTTAATGTTCTATCGTTTGGAGGAGGATCCGAAGGCGAAGGAGCTTCTAGGTTAAGTCAATCGCAAGGAGGAGCGTATTAATGTGGAAGACAGATTCTCTAAAGGCATTTGAAAAATATACCGAATGGAGAAACTCCACAAAATATATCCGGAGAAAATGGCGGCTTCCGAAAATTATTACACTAAAAGGCGGAGGTTAATAATTACTAAAATATTATAAGGAGGAAAATATTATGGAATCAACATCTATTGGAATTAACGGATCTACCACTTTCCATGTCACATCCAATCGTCGAGAGGAATCAGATAAAGACAAAAAACTCGAGGTGTTGTATATATGTGATAAAAAAGCCTGCGCGACAGGATGCTCATACGATCTATGCTTCCATACAACAGATATTCGACACGCTAAAAATTTTAAAGCTCTTGGTGACGTAGGATACATCGAGCAAATTGATGGGCATATGGAACCTTTCGAATATCTTATGGAATTTGCTACTAATGCGGATATAAATATTTCTGAGGCTCAGAAGCATATAGCCGAGCAAAGTGGATTTAATACGAGGAAAATCATATTTGATGATTCTATCTCCGCAACAATAAGGGAGGGCGAAAATAATGTGGATGTGTAAAACATGCAGAGAGTGTGAAGATGCTCGAACTTGCGAGTACGTAAAACAGTTTCCACCGACAAAAAGCGCCACTCTCGACATGATAGCGAAAGACTCTCCAAAAAATAGTTGGATATATGAAATTGAGAGGATGTTAGGAGCTATCGTCATAAGTTGTTTGGCAGTTGCTGTTTTGACTATAACTATTAGATTCGTATATTGGGCGTTCACCATCGGATTTTAGAAAGGGTTGATATTCATGAATGAGAAGAGTAATAATGTAAATCATCCAAAGCATTATACAAATGGTAAAATTGAATGTATTGACGCGCTAGAGTCTGCAACCATTGGGCTCGAGGGAATCGAAGCTGTGGATACCGGCGCAGCCATTAAGTATTTATGGCGTTGGAAACTAAAAGGCGGCGTTGAGGATCTTAAAAAAGCAATTTGGTATATTAAACACCTAATAAAAAGTCAAGGCGAAATATATGACGATGAATCTAAATCCGAACCATCGTTGTTTGTTGAAGATCTTAAAATATCGATCGTTGAGGACGAATGGACTGGAAAATGTCCACGCTGTAAGACTTGTAATCATATTTTCAGCAATACTCACAAATATTGTCATAGGTGCGGACAAAAATTGAAATGGTATTTGCCAAAGTGAGATGATCCTCGCGAATAAAACAAACCCTATAATAGAAATCTAATTATATTTTGAAAAGGAGAAGATCGCTATGAAAAAAATGTTAGAGGTAGTAAAAGCGAACAAAGGCGTTATAATCAGAAATGGACTTATAATGGTGGGTACGTTCGTCGGCTTAGCAATTGTCGACGGGATACTCAGTAAGAAAGACGAGATCGATTATAATTACGATGGGGATGAAACTGAAGACAATTTTGAAAGTGGTCCCGATGAGGAATAAAGGGATTAGAGAAGGTGTTGAGGAAACTTGGCATCTTCTCTTTTGTTAATTATAGGAGGCGACTATGAAGAAGGTGTTATGTATTTTAACTATTTTATCTATTGCTTTGATATTTGGTCCTAGCGCGGTAAAGGCGTATGATACTATATCCGAAATTGATATTCCGCCAATAACTATTGAGTTGCGTTATGATTTTACGGACGAAGATATTTTCTTGTTAACGCAATTGTTAGTCGGAGATAAAAGTCGTTATGGCGACGGCGAATATGATTTCACTTATGATCTACATACGCCAGGTCGAGAAATCAATCATTTAGAAATTAGTAAAGTTCTTGAGGTGGTAATGAATCGAATTCAAGACGACCGATTCCCAAATACAATAAAAGAAGTAGTTCTAGCCCCAAATCAATTTGTAGTATTTCCTAGAAATTTAAAAGCCGACCCATGCCCTCAAGCAGTAGAAGTTGTACGAGACTGGACATGGGCGTACGCACGATATTCTGAACCTATGATACCGGAAGATCATGTGTTTTTTAGAACAGGCCCTAACCTTACAAATGTAACAAGGGCTAGTT